TAATAAATCATCATCCATTTGTTTCTCCTATAATTTAGAATAATATACATTATTTAGTTTTAAAAGTCAAGTCACTTTCGATTCTTTTTTTACAAAGTTTATAGTACTCTTCGTTTATCTCACTTCCAAGATAATTCCTATCAACCTCTAGGGCTGCAATCGCAGTAGTACCACTTCCCATAAATGGGTCATATACTACATCATTTTCGTTTGTATGATTTTCTATCATCATACGACAAACTAGTGGACTCATACCAAATTTAAAACCGTCCACTATGGTTGACTTTTCATCCAGTATAACATCTACCATGTGTGGGTTTTTCATTTTAAATGGTTTCTTTGCAAAAGTAAGTATATGCATATAGTTCATACGAAACATATTTACTTTATATGACTTAACCCATATATTAGTTTTTCTTAAAAACCAACCATTCTTTTCAAACACATTAATTACTTTTATATGTTTTGGATAAATTCTACCGTCACCCTTTCTATCAGTAGTGCAAATAGTTACTAGGTTATTTGTAGGTTTCAATAGTGATACCCAACTGTCTAAAAATTCTTCCCACTCATTTGTGTGTGCTGGTATATCTAACTCTGCATAATCTGGTGGGGATGTAAGTACATAATCGTACTTGACATCTTTTTTCAAAGTATCAATACAGCTTTCTAAATGTATCATGCAAAAAAACTTTCTAATGTATTTACTCTAATGTCCTTGAACAAATCAACTGAAGTGTCTTTACCAAAACACCAAACATTCTCCATGTAAAGTTTGTTCATAAACTCATCCATTGCATCTTTATCAAAGTTACCTTCTTCATCTTTGAATACAGACGCACCTTGTGGGCGTTGCATAATTCTCATACCAATCTGTCCTAAGAAGTTAGGACGAAGCATATCTACAAGTTCATCACCAGAACGATATCTTTTACCATGCACTTTTGGGTCAAGAATATTCACAAGTAGTACACCTTTATCACTCAAAGAGTCAAAACTGTTTTGTGCAACTGGTAAATAAAAATCATCTCTCCAAGCTTCATATTCATTGAACTTTGCCCAAGATTGTAGTTCTTCTTTTTCCCCACCTTCATTATATCTTTCTGTAGAAAAATATGGTGGTGAAGTAAATGCACAATCAACATTATTAATTTCATCCCAAGGTAAATCTTCTGCACCACAATTGTAAATTTGAACAGTCTTTTTACCACGACTTCTATCGTAAATCTGGTCATAGAACTCAATCATTTTGTGATATCGTTCAAACGTATTTGGATTAGGATCACAACCAATATAGTGTGTTGCATTTGATGAATAGAATGCAGTCAGTCTATCACCCCAACCCATAGATGTATCTAGTATAGTTTTTGCATCAGACATTTCATAGATTGTTTTCGCAACAATAGGTTTGAACTGCGTTGCAATATAAGTTCCAAGACGAAATGCCATAGTGTATGTTTTTGGTGATAGTTCTTTTGAATCATTCACACCTCTCCAAATAGGCCCGAATGCACCCCAAATATTATCACCATCTTCCCATCTGGTTACTGGTGCTTTGAACCCATAAGAACCACAACGCATACGCAAATCATTCATAAATGAATCTGCACAATAACTAAAACTAGATGGGCCGTCAATAAAACCTAGTCCATATTCTTTGTATGAATATTTGTAGTCATCATACTTTTCAACAACTTCTTTTGTTGGAATAGAAATATAATCTGTGAACTTTGCTTTTTCTAACTTACGAAAGTTTTCTATAATCTTTTGTTGTTCAAATTCTTTTAGTGGATATGGTGGTTTCTCTCTTGTGATGTATTCAGAAAGAGTAGAACGAAAAAGTTCTTTACCATATTTTTCTGTGGTAGAAATAAACAAAGACTTATTCATAACTGGCAGCCCATTTTTATCTGCACAGTTTCTTAGTAGTTCATATAGTTCTTCATTTATTTCTGTTTTACTCATGTAAAAAAGTCCTCAAGTGTCATTTGTGTTCCATAGGAACGGTCAATATTCCATCCGATTTGATTCATAATAAAAGTCAAAGGTTCTACGAATGCTTTCTCGAACTGCTTATCATAGTCCAAATAGTGATGAATGTCAAGCTCTTTTGGAAGTTTAGTAAAGAATGAAATCACATTTGATTGCATTCGATTTGGTGTTCTCATATTAAGGAATTTGATTTTATCACCCTCTTGGATTAGAGGATATTTGTTTGTTAGTTTCTGTTGTCTACAAAAGTGATTATACAACAATGCACCTTTACAATGCATAGGAGCACCTTTAGAAAAGATATTCGCACCGTCACTCCATTTACCAAGTCCATTGACAGAACGAGGAAATGCAATCTCTTCTGGTGATAGTTTCATAAACTCTTCACGAAACTCTTGGATAAATTCGTTTACATCTTTCTCTGTACCAGACATGATAACCTTTAGTGCCTGTTTAATTTTCTCACGACAAGGTGCTGGCGTAGATGACTTGACGGCCTCAATCCCCATAATCTTTAGAGAAGGTTCTTGATAACGAACACCTTCAACATCCCATGCATTGAGAATGTAACGCTTCTTTGCAGTCCAGATACCTTTGTCTGCAATCACCTCACGTTTCATCTGCATCTTTTGATCGTATGCGTTTAGGTATGTAGCAAGAGCCTGATAACTCTTATCAATAAAAGGTTCAATCTTCTCTTTAGCAACAGTGTCAAGGAAGTCCACGGCCCTCCCACGATATGAATCCTCCGATTCATCTGTTCTCTTTTTAAGCACACTATCAACCAGCCTGTCAAAAGTAATATATACCGAGTCTGTATCCGATGCAATAACATAATCAACTCCATTTGTGTTTAATATTTTGTTTAGGTAAAGATTTAGAGATTTCTCAATCCACCTAATAGATAGTTGTCCAGAGGTAGTAATACCCTCTGCAATACGCAAATCATAATAACGAAACCATTCATTACCAATCGCACCATAAGCAGAGTTTAGAGATATCTTTCTTGCCATTTGGATGTTTTGATAACGAGACACATCCTTGAAATATTTTGGATCTTTGGTATCCTCATATTGTTGTTTTGCCTGTAACATCTTTTTCTTGTAAATTGTACGGTCATTATACATCGACTGCATCATCTCTGGAAGAAACCCCTGTTCCTCTGTATTGAATATTGCACCATTTGGTGTAAAGGTTGCACGTTCAAAAACAGGAACTTTTTTGTTTTCTAAAAGATAATCCACATCTATACCAGAAGTCAAGTGACTAGTTGACTGTAATGTTTCAGGCGAAATATTATACTGCATAATCAAGTGTGGATATAGACTATTCAAATCAAAAGACAGAACCCACTTGTGTTGTCCAACTTGTGGCTCCTTGACATATGCACCAACATACTTCTCTCCCTTCAATGCGTTTGAAGTTTTTTGTGGTATTGCAATCTTCTTTTTTCTAAGATGATTGTAAATCAAAATATCCCAATACTTAACAGATGTAAATGAATCAGATATGTTTACTTTAGCTTCATATGTCATAGTCAATATCAAGTCAATAAGTTTCATCTTGTCATCAAGTCTATCGACAAGTTCAACGTCTTGAATATTGTAGTCTAGGAATGATTGATAGTCTTTTGTATACCAATCACGAAATGTTTCGTATGGGTTTTCATCCTTACGTTCACCAAGTTCTACGAATGCAATATGGTCAAGTCGATAAGACTCTTGTGCAGAATAGGTAAACTTACGATAGAGTTGCAAATAGTCAACTTCTTCAACACCCATGATATCATAAATCTGATCTTTCTTACCAAAGTTAGAGCCCACCATACGAGAACTGACTACACCCCAAGGTGATAGTCGTTTCATTGCATCCTCACCAAGAACAGATTTGATACGATTACAGATATATGGAATATCAAAGAACTCTGTATTCCAACCAGTGATAACATCTGGATAATCAGATTCCCACCACGATAAAAATTGTATCAGAAGTTCACGTTCATTCTGACACTTGATATATTGAACATCTTCTCTATCGTTATGATAGTCATGTAATCCCCAAACCTTAATACGTCCTGTATCATGGTTTTTGATTGTAATTGATAACATAGGCTCAAGTGCTTGTTGAGCATGGGGAAATCCATTCTCGCACTCAACCTCAATATCAATTGTAACAATACGCATCTGCGAACTGTCAAACTCAATTTGTTTGGGATATTTGTCTGCAATGTATGTGTAAGGAAAGTTAGTCAACCCATACACTAAGTGGGGTTGACTTTCGTATCTTTCTACGAATTCTTTTGCTTCTTTGATTGTAAGGAACTTCATAGGATTGACATTCTTGCCATCCAGTGTAGTCCATCCAGTTTCTTTTTGAACTGGTACGAAAAGAGTGGGTTCGTACTTTACTTTAAAGTTTGAACGAACACCATTCTCAACGGCACGAACAAGTAATTGATTACCCCATTGGGCAACATGCGTGTAAAATCTCATAATGTAAATATACCACTATTGGGGGGGTTTGTCAAGAGAAAAGAGGCATTTGATCTTCGTTACTAAAATACTTATCTAACATCTCTAGTCTATCGTTTGCAGCTGCAAGTTTATCTAACTCTGCCATAACTGCTTCAGTAATATCTGAATGTTCACCTATACCAGCAGGCATTGTCTGGTATACTTTGATGTTTGCAATATGAACTGCAATCTCACCTTCTGCTTGTTTCCTTGCAGCTTGAAGTAGTGCTTCTCCAACTTTCATTATTATTCTCCTTGTTTTGTTGTCAAGATAAAACTCTTTTGAGGATCAACCATAACATTCATTGCTGTCATAGCAAACCTATTCAAAAGAACATCAGTTCCCATTTCACTTCTATCATCAAGGCCGAACATGAACTGATAACTGTGGCCCATGAATTCTACATCCAACTGAACAACAGGTCTATCATCAAGTCCAGCACCTGTTTTTGCCTTGTACGTCTTAACAAGGTCGGTAGTAATAGTTTTACCGTTTAATGTGAATGTAATCTTCTTATTGTTTATCTTAATACCTTCAGCATGTAATACTGACAAGGCACTGTTACCTGTATCAAACTTAGTTTCAATTTCACCAAATGATTTTATATCAACCATCTCGTGAAATCCACATCTGATAGGAACAGAATATCTCTTATCTACGTTTTTGTAGTGTTCTAAAACTTTCTTTGCAACATTCAAACCAGAGTTGGCTTCTTCAATACCATCTGTGCCTGGCGAACTATTTACTTCTAGAAAATATGGTTGTCCTTTATATGGAATAAAGTCAACTGCAACAAAGTCACCATCAACTGCTTTCGCAGCAATTAGACATTGACGTATTTCTTCTGGTGATAGTTCATATGATTGTACATTACCACCTTGTGTATAGTTACTTCTGAAATCACCTTCAACAACTTCTCTTTTCATTGTTCCGATAATTTCTGAACCAGCAATAACTACACGAACATCAAAATCCGTTTTGATATATTCTTGAATAAGAATATCTGTATCTGGATCTTGTTTATAAACTAATTGTACTAGGGAATCTAACGCACGTTTTGACTCAACAAACAGAACACCGACACCGCCTGCACCCCTAAGTGTTTTAAGGATAATAGGAAACTTTGTGTCCAGTTCTTCTAGTGCAGTATCTACATCATCTTCTGTAGGAACTAACACAGTCTTTGGCTGATTTAATCTAAAATCTTTTAAACGAACATAACTACGATACTTGTCAGCACAAATACTAATAGTAGTTCTACTGTTAATACAAGTAATACCAATTCTTTCCAATTCAGAAATCAAGTCTAAGTGACTATCTCT